GAAGCATAAACGCCGGTTATGGTGGCTACTGCACCCCCAGTAGCGCTAACGTCTCCAATTTCACCAGCGGCTGGGGGTCCAGTGGGAGCTACAATGGCCCCTCCGAATACAGAAACAGTCTCTACAAACCCGGTAGCGAACTCCCCAGTAACCAAGAAGATGACGGGGATAGAAGCGGTGGCCGTACCCACTTCTCCAGTAGCGGAAACTCCCGTTACAGTGACCGATACATTCGCAGAGGACTGAAATGCGTTTTGCTGAAACGCGGAAGATTGAAAAGCAGCAGACATTTCAGCAAAACTTCATTTTAGCTAGAGGGAGACATCCAAGGAAGTTCGACGAAGGTAGGTTTGGGCAGCTTCTGTCCTTCAATCTGCGCGGCTACCATCTCTTCGTAATTCTGTACGCCCGAAGAACCAAGGGCCTGCAACGTCCAAGTCACCGCCTCTTGTTCCGTGATTTGATCAAGCGGGATGAAATTAGCGGGATCTGGAGGAAGCAATCTGCAATCGCTGGAGGTAGCGCCCTTAAGCCCGTCTTCTTCTCCCGAACAAGTAAAGTAACTGATAACAACTACGTTATCCAAATCACCTTCAGTAACCGCTTCCATTGCGGTCACCGTCCACGTGTACGTAATCATTCTTGCTCGTCTTTACTATTAACCTGAGCTTCGGCCTGCGATTTGATCTTGACTACCAAAGGCCACGCGCCAGAAGACGTGGGCAACTGCCCAAGGGTCTGCAAAACAGCATTAACTTCTTCTACAGACAAATTCAAAGTAATCATTTTATCCCCCACCTCTAAGCTCCTACGGTATTGTTGATGCAAGCAAATAGTAAATCGTACCATTAAACCTAACCGCGATAGTTCGGTTAGCTGTCGGCGTCCCTGTCCCTACGTTCGTACCTTCCGTCCACCAGCTTGGCATCGTGTTTCCGGCGCTTAAGTCGCTGGAGTAATATTGCACCGTATCGTTGGTGCTTGCTGTTGGGGCTGTTCCGTTACCTATCGAAAAAACAACTGCGCCTGATGGGTTAACTTCTGGACCGAGGATAAAGTTTGCACCATTTGCAGATCCAACAAGTGCCGCCCTATAAGTTGGAGAGCCGCCTCCCGTTGCGGTTCTAAATTCAATTTTTCCGTGAATTCCCGAAGCGCCATAAGCCATGATTCTTGCAGCGCCTCCGCTAAAGTCCCCAACCAGCACGCTGGTTTGAAGCGAACTAACAGCACCAGAAACTCGTATAGCGCCATTCACGTTGAGCTGCTGGTCTCCAGCACTTGCGCTTCCAATTCTAACTATGCCGCCGAAGTAATTTACTGCAGTTCCCGCCATGTAGACGCCGAATCGATTAGTTCCGGATGCTATACCCGAGTAGAAACCATAGGTGATTGTGGCATCTGTCATGCTAGAATCTGCTAAGAATCCGTATTGCGCAGTAATCGTTGAGCCCGCCCCTTTTGCCTGAGGGATTGCATAAAAATGAACTATATTCGCGGCGGTAAAAGTAGCGGCTTGCGTTACCGGCCTGCTCATAAAGCCGGTATACCCGCCGGTGGCGGTGCTACCAATGGTAGGCCCGGCGTATACACCGTTATACGAAGTCAGACCTGTTAACGTCCCCCCGATATTGACTCTAGAGTCGCCAGTCGAACCGCCTCCTACGCCGATATTTCCCAGCGTGGGAGAGTCTGATAGCACGTTATTCCCGGTTCCCGTTGAGGTCGTGACTCCCGTCCCGCCATTCGCAACAGCTAGAGTTCCCGCCAGCGTAACAGCGCCTGTGGTGGCTGTGTTTGGGGTGAGGCCCGTTGTTCCGGCGCTGAAAGAAGAAACGCCACCGCCTCCGCCAGACTGAGCGATCCAAGAGGTAACCCCTGCCCCGTCGGTCGACAGAACATATCCATTAGTGCCCGCAGAGGTCGGCAGAGTAAGCGTCCAAGTCCCCGCAGCGGCTGCGGTGTTAACCGTTACCGTGCCAGAAGTTGAACCATTCAAAGCTACACTACCTGTAACGGTTCCAGTGGTTCCAATACTGACAGAATTGCTAATTGTGACCCCGGTAGAAGCAACCCTAGCGATCTCCGTAACAGCGCCAGCATTAGGGGCGGCGCCAAATCGAATCGTGCCGCCGCCCTCTGTCCCCGTAGAGGACGAAAGGATGTAAGCGCCAACCGCAGCATTAGCGGTGTCCGAGTTGTAGAACTCTATTTTGCCAATCGGCTGGTCCGCTACGGACGTAGTGTCGGTATCAGTGAACCGGAGAATGTTTACCGGAGCGTCTCCGGTCAACCCTTGATTGCTTCCACGGAGATCAAGAAGCTGCGCGGCAGAGGATGCAGATGCCCCAATCCCGACATAGCCTTCAGACCCAATCGATACTCGTATTGTGGAAGATGTAGCGGCAACTGCCGTGGTTGCAAAGTTTAAGCGACTAGGTATAGAGGTAGTGGCGATAGCTCCAGCTACCTGCGCAGAAATAAATGCTCCTTGATTAAACGTGGGAGTAGTACCGTCATTGTCAGCGCCGTTGAACTGAATAAGTCCAAGGTTATCGCCGGAAGTTACAGCTCCTAACGTACCGATAGTTCCAGACTTACTTTTATTAAACGTAACAATCGCCGGAAACGTAGCGTTGTTACTCCAACTAAAAAAGCCTGAACTTAGATTATGTGTTTGAAAAGGCGGAGTAACAGTTGTCGTTATGTTTTTGGTGGTCTGAGCGGTAGTCGTCCCCTGAATAAAAACACCTGTGGAATCCACCACAAGCGGAGTCGCGTCAGGATTAGTATCGTCCTCTACGACTAGCGCATTTCCAGAACCAGTCTGGTTAATAAGAAGCGCATTCCCAGAAGAAGATCCCGATATAACCACATTAGGGGCGAGTGTAGGGCCAGTTGAAAGCACAACGGACCCGCTACCAGTCGAAGTAGTAGTCCCTGTACCCCCGTTAGCAACATCCAAAGTTCCGCTAAGAGAGTGAGTAGCGTTCCAATTACTAGGAACGACTTGTCCCGCCGCAGCAGCAGCGGGGTCGTCTGATATAGCTGATACGAATGGATGCGTTACAGTAATCGCCACAACAGCCCCTTATCTTTAAGCAATACGAATAATTGCAGTAGTGGAGGTGTATGACGGGAACTGAATAGTGAAATCTCCCGCGCTGGCGGTTTTATCCCCACCAAAATCCAAAACAGCAACGGCTTTATTGGACTGACTGCTGTTATAGATCAACGCGCCGCGCGCCGTAAACGAGGCGGTACTCCACGTGGTGTTGTTGAACCCAAGATACGCCGTAGTATTAAACGAAGTGGGAGGATAGCTACTCGGCGTAGTAGAAGACAGCGTGTTACCACCAGCCGTATACCCGGTACCTGTAACTTCGTTGGAAGTACTATAAGCAGTGGTAGCGTCGTCCAAAGAAGCAGAAGAGGTATACAACGCGATCTTAAACGTATCTGCTGTCGTGGCGGCACGGATCACGGATGTTCCAAAGGCGTGAATACCGTTAAGGATTTCTACCTTGAACGAAGTACACATTGCTTGAGTAATTGCCATCTTTATATCTCCTAGATTAGATCTTCGATTTTGTCCGCAATGTGCGGAAATCCTTCTTTTCGCAGTATCCCCGCGATTGTCGTCCTCTCGCTTCTCGCTACTTTCTTGAAATAAAATACCATCACCTGCCGCACATGTTCCCGAAAAGCTCGTGCTTGCTCACGAATGGGCATGGGAGCGGTATCAGCAATACTAATAACGCGGTCTACTGCGAGATCCGCCCATTCCTCAGCGTTCATCCCCCTATCTTGCGTAGTAACTACTTTAACTACCCCTACGCTGCTAGTCCCAGATTGCATTCCCCACCCACCTTATTTAACAGGATAACGAACCTGCCCAGAGCGGTAAGCGTCTTGACGATCTTTACCATCTCCAAGCCCCTTGAGAAGCGCGAGGGCTTCATCATACCGCTTCTGATACTGCTCAATCACATCCGCTTCGCCCTTCATATAGGTATAGGCTTCAAGCAGCGATCCATACAGCAGAACAGAATCAAAGTGATTACCAAGCCAAGATACATTCGCCGTAACTATACTCTCAGGATAGTAATAGTAATGTAGCTCGGTAGTGTAATTCTCGTCGGGAGTCGGCCCTACGATCAACGTATTATAATCAAAAATAGCATAATACTGAGGAAGTCCCTCATCCGTAGGCGACGGAAACGCGGCTCTAATAAAGTTAACATCTTTGTTAAGCATGTAACTAAAATTGCCAGCGTTATCCACGATTGCAATAGAAAACGTGGCTAGCCAATCGTCTGGCAGACAGATGTATTTATTCCCGGATGTAGTGCTTCCTACTACGTTTTTACGAATAGCGGGGATCTGAACAGAGTTATAAACCCTCTGTTCAGCCTGCTGGATAAACGTGTCTACCGCTTCGAAGGTAGAACCCGTAGAAAACCCCGGAAAGTCGTTTTCCGTATAAGATTGAATAGCTTCTACAAGTTCGGAGTAAGTCATTGCTGTAATTACGCCATACGAGTGCTGGACTTGTTACCCTTGGTCTGAGCTTTACCACCACGGGTCTTCAACGTCTGCGTATTTGCGACGTTATTTGGGTACCCATTTCCTTTCGGAACAGGGATCACTTTAGGTTGTTTGACGTTACCGGAACTCATTACCCACCTCGCTGATTCATCGCACGGGCCATGTTGCGTCCCATCTTACGCATGTCCATGCCGGTAGGACCGCCCTGCTTCATCTTCTTAGCGCCGTGCATGTTCTTTTCGTGCTTGTACACTTCTTGATCGGCGATCTTACGCACGGTCTTGGTGTTCATTGGCTTCTTTGGCTTCATGTAATTTCTCCAATAATGATTGTAGCAGTCCCTACCTGCCCCTGCCCGATAAGATAGTTGGGAGTAACCCCATCATCATACCCCATTCCTACAGGAAGCCATCCCCATTGAATTTGGCGACTACCCATACTAGGAAATCCTAGAACATCTAATCCAGACTGCAAATACGTATTATCTGGACGAGGGTTCTTTAGGGCTTGAGGATCTTCAACAGGGTACATCCCCTGCATGTTCTGAGGATGATCAGATTCCCAACACGTCGGACAGACAAGGATATTTGTCTTCTTTGTCCGAATTACGAGTTCCCGAAGCTGCTTAAGTTTATACCGCTGTCCGCACCTATCGCATTCCGAGATAGCGCGCTGGCCCGCTGCGAATTTATTAGCCATGACCGCTAGATAAACATCTCTCGCGGAACCATTCGAAGAGACGCCTTCTCCCTATCCTCGTCCATCGCCAACTGCCAGTCCATATCGTAGATCTCTTTGAGCTTAGGGACTCGATCAAACGAAGCGGGCAGCTTCATAGCGACGTAGTAGGCCAGCCCAGATACGAGGCAGGGGAGAAACCGGAACGGGATGTCCTGAGTATTTATCCCATTACCGGCGTCCAGTATCCGGCGTAATCTCCAGTACACAAGCTTGTAGGTATTAGAGACGTTAGGCACAGGCCACACAGTTACCGTGGGGTACTGCACATCATTGCCGGGGGCGGTAGCTCCACTCTGCCGGTTAATGTAGACCTGAATCGGACGCCCCTGCACCGTCTTGTTGGGAAGACTTGCGTAGGTAGACACACTGATACGGGAGATAGCGAGGTCGGCTTGGTTGGTAGTCCCAGCATTAGTACGAAGAACGTGCTCCAACAAGTCCACCGTATCGACAGGCAGGTCATACGTTGCCTGCCCGACGTTCATATTCAACTCACCCTGTTCTATCGTCCATAGATTAATTCCCCTGTTAGCCCAGTCGGCGAACATGAGATTAAGACTACGTCGGGCGCTCCTGAAC